TGCCTCATGTATAGCAGTTAGGACAGATGTGCCTGCAGATGATGAGGAGGGTAGTAGTATAGGAGATTATGCAGCATGGCTAGAGAGAGGAGTAGTAATTAATAAAAATGGCACCTGTAGTCTAAAAAGGACTAGAAAATCAATGAGTAATGATGGTAATATTAGTAACTGGAGGCCTACTGCATCTATTACAGATGATAAATTTAGGATTACTGTGAGAGGAGCATCTGGGATGACTGTAGAGTGGACTTGTGTGGTAGATTTTACAGAGTTTAGAGCTAGTGTAAATTTAGATGGCTCATAAAATTATATATTATGAATAAAAAACTACTAAAAATAATCAAAAAAAATATACTTATAGGTATAGAGTGCCTCAAAATTACATTACCTATAATACATACTATAGATGATGATAATATTAATGGTAAAAATAAAATAAAATAATATGGCAGTAGAGAAAATAATACTAAGTCTGATTACAGATGCTGCAGATGCTAGAAAAGATATAGAAAAAGTAGGAAAGGCTACTAGAGATGCCCAAAAAGATACTACTCTCTGGGGAGCATCTATGAATAAAGTTAATGCTGCTATGTTAAAAGTAAAACGTACAGCTAAAGTATTATTTGGTAGCATTAAAGCTGGATTACTTTCTACTGGTATCGGTGCATTTGTAATAGTAATAGGCTCATTAGTAGCATATTTTACACAAACTAAAAAAGGAGCTGAGCAGTTTAGTAAAGCTCTAAATATAGTAGGCTCTGTAGTAAAAAATATAATAGATAGATTAGGTAAATTAGGAGGAGCTATAGTTAAATTACTAAAAGGAGATTTCAAAGGAGCAGCAAAAGAGGCTAAGGCAGCTATGACTGGCTTTAAAAAGGAGGTTATAGAGGATGCTAATACTATAGCTAAGCTCACTGATGCTATGCAGAAAAATGCAGATGCACAAAGAGATCTAAATGTTAAGACTGCAGAGAGTGTGGCATTTATAGAACAGCAGAAATTAATAGCAGAGGATATTACTAAATCCTATGAAGTAAGAAAGAAAGCAGCAGAGACAGCATTTGCTAAAGAGAAAGAGCTAGAGGATGAGAGAATAAAGCTAGCAGAGGAGAGAGTAAAATTAATGAAAGAGGAGCAGGCTACTGGAGAAAATACAGCAGAGGACTTAGATGCATTAGCAGAGGCAGAGATAGAGCTAGCAAATATAAGGCAGGAGGCAGCAGGTAGACAGATTAGTCTACAAAACTTTTTAAATGGATTAAATAAAGAATTTGCAGACAAAAGACAGGCAGAGAGAGATAAGGAGGAGGAAGATAAAAAGGCTAAAGATGAGGAGGAAAGAAAGAGAGCAGAGCAGAAAGCAAAAGATGAGGAGGATGCAGCTAAGCTAAGAGAGGAAAAAATAAAAGCTAATAATGATAAGCTACTCCAGTTACAAAATGAGCAGATATTAGCAGAGGCAGAAAATCAATTTGAGAGAGCTAGGATCCAGGCTAATATAGATGAGGAGAGAGCACTGAGTGAGGTACAAAATGTAGAGGGATCAGAGGAGCTAAAGACTGCTATTAGAGATAAGTATAGAAAAATTAGAGAGGGTATAGCACAGGCAGAGGCAGATACAGAGATAGCACTAGAGGAGCAAAAGGCTGCTGCAGTGGCTAGTACATTAGGTAATTTAGCATCATTAGCTGGAGAGGGTACTGAGACATTTAAGGCACTAAAATTAGCAGAGACTATAATTAACACTGCAAGCTCAGCCCAGGCAGCCTATAATAGTACTGTAGGTATACCAGTAGTAGGGCCTGTATTAGCTCCTATTAATGCTGGACTGGCTATAGCAGCAGGTATGAAACAAGTAGATACAATAATGCAGACAAAAGTACCAGAGACAAAGGCTAGAGGAGGTATAATTAGAGGATATGGTAGTGGGACATCTGACAGTATACCTGCTAGACTAAGTAGAGGGGAGGTAGTAATTAATGCAAAATCAGCTAAAGCATTTAGGCCCTTATTGTCTAGTATAAATGTAGCAGGAGGAGGAGTAGGATTTGCTAGAGGAGGGGCTACTACTCCAGATATGGGTAGAGCATTAGATTTGATGTCTCCAGATCCAGTCAAAGCCTTTGTATTAACTGATGAGATGAGTAGCAGCCAGGAAAGGCTTAGTAAAATAAGGAGGAGAGCTAGTATATAAATATATAAAATAAAAGAATATGAGAAAAAAAACTAAAATAATAGAGCTTATAATAGATGAGGAGCAGGCACAGCTTACTATAGATGCTATAAGCCTAGTTAATAGCCCAGCTATAGAGCAGAACTGGGTAGCACTAAATAAACATAAAAAAAATAATATTATATTAGCTAAAGTAGATGAGGATAAAAGGCTAATTATAGGGCCTGCATTAGTACCTAATAAGCAAATATTTAGGATAGATGAGACTACAGGAGATGAGTATTATGTCTACTTTTCTGAGAGCACAGTAAAGCGTGCTAGTGAGCTATACTTAATCCATAATAATCATAAATCTGCTACATATGAGCATGAGGATAGGATAGCAGGTGCTACTACAGTAGAGAGCTGGATAGTACAAGATCCTAAAATGGATAAGAGCAGACTATATGGCTATAAAAATTTACCTAAAGGTACCTGGATGGTATCTATGAAAATAGATAATGAGAAAATATGGGACATGATTAAGCGTAAAGAAGTTAAGGGGTATAGTATAGAGGGCTTTTTTGTAAACTCTATGAGTAAATTATCTCAAAAATCTAAAAAAGTTAAGCCATCTGATATATTAGAGGCATTAGCTGATATACTTGACTTAGCATCTTATAATGATTACCCTAAATCTGCTAGTATTAATGCTGAGAGAGCTATAAAAGAGAACGAAAAGAGAGGCAATAAGTGTGCTACTCAGACTGGGAAAGTAAGAGCACAGCAAATCAGCCAGAGAAAGCCTATTAGTTTTGATACTGTTAAGAGAGTTTATAGCTATCTAAAAAGAGCTAAGGCATATGATACTGGCAGTTATGATGACTGTGGTACTATAAGCTATAATTTATGGGGAGGAGATGTGATGATGAGATGGGCAGAGAGAACTATAAAAGAACAAAATAGAACAAAATAAAATAATATATATTTACTATAAAATACTATTATCATGACTTTAAAAGAACAAATAAGAGCAGCTCTAGGCTTAAAGCCAGAGACTAAATTAGCATACCAGGATAAGCTAGAGGATGGTACTATTATTACTACAGAGGCAGATGCATTAGAGGTAGGGGTATCAGTATCAGTGCTTACTGAGGATGGTACTACTATGCCATTACCTCCAGGATCATATAAGACAGAGGCAGGAGTAGGCTTTGAGGTAGAAACTGAGGGAGTAATCTCTGCTATGGATGAGACTGAGGAAACTGAGGAAACTGAGGAGACTGAGGAGGTAGCAGATGAGACTGAGGCTAGAAAAGATGAGGATGAGATGTACAAAGATGAGTTAAGTACAGAAAACGTAAGAGAGCCTAAAAAAATAAAAGAGACTACAGAGATAGAATTTAGTAAAGATGAGGTAATAGCAGAGGTATCTAATGCAGTAAAAGAGATGCTAAGCTCTATGCAAAAAGATATTAATGAGATTAGAGATATCATAGATGGTAGCACAGCTACATTAGAGGAGGAGATAGTATCTGTAACTGCAGAGAAAGAGGAGCTATCTAAAAAAGTAAAAGAATTAGAGAAAGCTCCAGCGACTACTCCAGAGACTATGACTAAATTTAGTAAAGAAAATAATACTATAAATGTATCAAAGGCAGAGTATAATAAAATGTCTAGCAGAGAGAGATACTTTTATAATTTATCAATAAGCAAAAAATAACAATAATAATAACTAAAAAAAAGAAAAATGCCAGGATTTGTAACACCTATAAGCTCTAACTATTCGGGAGAGCATGCTGGACAGTATATTGGCCCAGCTTTAAAATCAGCAAAATCTTTAGAATATTTAACAGTATTAGAAAATGTAAAATACAAGAGAAATATTACTAAAGTCAGTACTAGTGGACTGATTACAGATGCTAACTGTGATTTCACTGCTGCTGGAGATGTAACACTAACAGAGAGAGTATTAGAGCCTAAAAACATGCAGATAAATATAGATTTATGCGCTAATGATGTTTTGTCAGAGTGGCAGGCAGCCAAGATGAGGCCAGGAGCTCATAATAACGGATTATCTGATGACTTTACTGCATTTTTAATGAGCCATTTATCTGGATCTATTGCAGATCATGTAGAAACTCAAATCTGGCAGGGCCTTAGCTCTAATGCTGGAGAGTTTACTGGATTTATGAATGCAGCTAATGGGCACTTTGAAAATGATGCAGCTATCGTAGAGGCAGATAACGCTGGAGGAGCTGGGGTAGCATTTGATGTAAACAATATAGATGATAATTTAGGGCTTATAGCAGCAGCTATACCATCTGCAGTATATACTAAAGAGGACCTTTACATATACATGTCTCCTGCATCTTACAGATTATACCTACAAAATCAAGCTAATGCAGGATATCAGCAATTATACAGCATGAATGATGCATTTGTGCCTATGTATAATGGCATTAAGATAGCAGTATGCCCAGGTATGGTAGATAATAAGATGGCTGCAGCTCAAAAGAGTAATTTATTCTTTGGGACAGATCTTTTAGGAGATCATGTAGAAGTACGTATCTTAGATATGTCAGAAATTGATGGCTCATCAAATATTAGAGTAGTATGCAAATTTACAGGAGGTACTCAGCATGCACAGGGTGGAGATATTGTAAGATTAGATTAATAATAATAGAGGAGCCTAGTGCTCCTCTTATTTAACAAAAAAAAGTAATTATATGACATGTGTATTAACAACAGGGAGGCAGCTAG